ATGCAACACCTTTGTCACGCACACGGTTGCCAGCAGCCACCATCACAGCATTTTCCGGCAGCTTGTATGTGCCAATACGACGATTCAAAGTGATCTGGTAGGTTGCGGCTTGCACGCTGGGAGGTGCGGCACTGATTTCGTCGAAAAAGATCAATGCATTGCTCATGGCATCAGTGGGCAGATCACTGGGCGGGCTCCAGCGGAATTCTTTCTCGGTAACCGGTACGCCCATGTCGTCCCGCAGCATTTCGCCATTCTTGTCGTAAACCTTGATGTCTGCCAGGTAGGGGATGCCACGCATGTCAGTGGGTTCCATGAGCGGCAACCGAATATCAATCAGAGGCCGGCCAGTGGCACGGGCAACATCTGCAACAATGTCACTTTTGCCAATGCCTGGTTGGCCCCAAATCATCAACGGCTGTTTGAGATTGACACAATGCATGATGGCATTGCGCAAGCGGCTGGGCGGAATCGACAAGCCGTCAGATAATGCAGATTTAGTTGCGGCGCGAGCCATGTTTCATAGTTCCTTGGTTGTTAAGTATGTGTTGTTTTAACACAGGGGTCAGGTGTTGTCAACAGGTTTTCTGAACTCTATCCAGCGGGTAAGATCGTGGTTCACAAGAGCCCATTCCATGTGGGCACGTCGACTAAAGGTGTGCAACTCCACATGCCGGTGTCGTCGGCTCAGCCACCAGGGGCATTGAAGTATGCGGTTCACCGTGAGTATTTCCGAGCCGGTCAATGGCTCTTTTCTTTTGATACAGTCGCTGTACCAGTGACTGCCCAGTTTAGTGAATCCCCAGTCAGTCAAACGCAGGCTCTGGCTCTGAGGCACTTCGAAATAGCGGTTAAATCCCTGGCCTCGCATGTTTACGCACCAGTTGGGCTGATTGCTGACCCAGTTTACCAAGCCCTGTTGGCTCAGAAACGGTTCAGGCATGTTAGGAAGCAGGCTGGTCATGCTCGTCGGGCCAGAAAATCGCACAGAGATTTATCACATCTTCATCGCGCATGTTCACAAGCTTGTGTTGTATCACATTGCTCACAATTTGTACCCATGCTCCCATGGTTGGCATGACTGGCCAACTAAGTTGGGGATTCAAGTTTTGAATATCCTGCCATCGTCCTTGCCCCCACCAAAGCTTCATCTTGCTGCGTTGATTGGTTATGCTCCAGATCAAGAACACGCACAAGTCGGGATGAGGCATTGTTACACCAGCAAAACACGCCAAATCACTGTCTGTGACAGGCACAATGTGGTTGCACAACAGGCTCTGCATGCGGGCCTGGCGTATGTTGTCAGAAATCATAGTCGCCATCGGGAAACATTCCTACACTACGAGCTTCCACAGCTTTTGTCATGATGTGATTCCACAAAATCCGATCGGGCATCAGTCCCATGGCGAGATATTTCAGCATGCGATCCAGTTTGATAGCCTTGTTATCGTATTGGCCATTCATCACAAGCCGGTGTTCTTGCCAGGCTGTTACTGCTTGCGCCGTGGCCACGATTGTGCGCCCATCAGTTGCAAACTGGCAGTTGACCAGATCAAAACAATTAAATATATCGGTGAGATCTCGTCGATGTCGTTTGATCAGTTGTATGCTGTAAAATTTCTCATCCAGTTTACAGTTGTTGTAGGAAATGGCATTGACAGTCTCATATGTCGGCGCAGGCATACCCACACTACTTGGTTTGCGATCATACCGCTGCTCTATATAGTCTTTCATGAATAAAAATTCACAGTGACTGGGGTAAACAAACACATCTATGTCGCTTTGGGTCACAACTCGATTCTGTGTGAGTTTTTCCAGTGGAGCCAGTTCATTGAACCACAACAATCGAGCAGCGCCGCCTGCCACCACAGCGCCGCTTGAAAAACTCAAAGTGTCGTCAAACATACGCTTCAGCAAATCCGTAGGGCATGGTCTTGAGACCAAATGCATGATTAGAACCTTCCACCATTCCAGTCGATTTTGGGATTGCTCACTGCGTCGATAAGCTGTTGCTGAGCATGTATGAGATCGCTTTGCAATATCATCATGGCACCAGTTACCTCACTCACAGCCAAGCTGAGTCGCTCTGCCTGTGCAATGGTGAGGCGGATCTCCTTGCTGTTGTGATCCCTAGCGGTCTTGTATTGTTTCTGAAACTCTTGTAATGCGGTGAGGTCCATGTTACAGTCCTAAACTGTTTTTCTGATTGATGGCAGTCTGCATCTCTAGCTTGCTGGTGAAGGGTCCTGCATGCTGATAATCCAGCAGTGTTTGTTGCTTGGGGCACCATGATCCCTGCCAGCCGTTGGAAAACAATAAAGCCCAGTATCCTGCGGCATATCTCACTTCACTGTTGGCAGTTTTGGTGTATGTGGGAATAGGATCCTGTTCGATATTAAACACTTCATGGTGTTTGCTGGGCCAGGATCCCACCATGACCACATCGGGTTTTATCTCTTGGGTCTTGATGACGTCCATGGTGAACTTGGCGTTGATGGTTTTTTGCAGCATGTCCATGCTTTCAAACTCTTTCACACCATCTGGTGTCATCCACAACACCACATTGGGAGTTTTGACCAACAGTGCCTGCCTCTCACCGTGAAGTGTGGCTACCCAGCTGGTGGATGTGAATTCTCTAAGTTTCATATTCTGTGTCATGTCTAAGACTGTGTTATTTTTTGCATAACGTCAACCCCATGTCAACACAAACATCATTTGTGTTTGATCGTCCCAGGGCCAAACAACAGCCTGTTGCTGCATCCATGATAGAACCTGTTCAGTGATGTTTTGGCCATTCACATACCATTGTGAGCCATAGGAACCAATCCAAGCAGGTCCATCCAACCGATGCAATTGGCCACGGCTCCACCATTCTTGTGAGTCATCTGCACGGATAACAGCAGGTCCATCCGTGCGATGCAGTTGGCCGTTCTCATACCATTCCTCGGCGCCAATGCCCCATATACGAGCAGGTCCATCAGTCCTATGCAGTTGATCGTTGACAAACCAATGTTTTCTGCCAAACTTGTCGACTACCAGTCCGTTCTTCATCGCATGACCCCTGCCTCCTATTCATGTTCAGGATGTAAGTGAATATTGCCAGGGTATGGGGCACTGAAACAGGGTGAGTAATCTTGATGGTATTTTTCAATTCGCACCAAGCCATGTACGTTGCAGAACTGAATCAGTTTGATGCCCACTTGGCGGCGTGTTTGTGTGATGATGCTGCTTTCCATCACAGCATCCCATTTTTCCACCAGGTCCTGTGGTTGTGCCGTGAGATCAATCAGCAAGCGGTTGCGCTCATAGACCGTGCGCACACGATGCTCTTCTTGCAGGTGATCAGTCCACTTGCTCAGCATGAGATTTTGCCACTCAAAGCCCTGCTTGTGACGATCGGCAAAGGCAGCGGTGAGTTTGGTCTTGCGCACACCAGGGTAGGCACTCATGACGTTGTCGCCCGGATCACCGCGCATGCACTTTTCAAACAACAACCACTGGGGATCCGGTGTGGGATATTCCTCACCCCGAGCATTCTTGGCGATATTGCCATCCTTGTCATATACACCAGTGTGGGTATAGAGCAAGCCGGCAATGCCGTTATACAGCCAGCACTTTTCACCAATTAGCTGCTGGAAATCGCTGTCGCTGCTGATGACAATGTGCATGTCGTCGGGATGCCGCTGCACCCAGCGGGCAATCATGTCGTCGGCTTCTGCATTGGCGTGGCGCAACACAGTGCAGTTGGTGTGGTCACGCAACCACGTGACAAACTCATCCATGACGTCAAAGAATGCCTGGTCCTCGGCTTGTTCTGTGGTGCTTTTGGCTGCAATGGCAATCTTGCGGTTGGCTTTGTAGGGTGGATAGATGTCCTTGCGCCAGCTGCGGCCTTCCAGGCAGAAGATCAAGTGGTGTGCATCAAACTGCTGCCACACCTTTTTGATGCTGTTGAATACAATGTGCAGTGCCAGGCTGAACTGAGTGCTTGCATCGGGAGTCCTCACCCCATGACGCACTCTCATGAAGAGATTTTGTGAATCGACGAGTATGAATGTGCTGGTCATGGGAATAATCCTTGAATGTTACCACAGTTATACAGCATGGCTCAGTGTTGTCAAGCGTTATTGCCGGGTGTTGTCCACAACGAAGTCCATGCCAGTGTTGGGCACATTTTCCAGGGCCACAGCCTGACATACATCATTGAGCCAGCGATTCAGCACATCATCCTCGGATCCAGTGTAGCCGTTTTCACGCAGATAGGGAATGAAATGTTCGTTGTAGTCCAGTTCAAAATATGTGCGGTTGCTGTTGACAGGATCCCAGTTGATCTTGGGCATGCTGATCCAGGGTTCTTTCAAAGCATCGGCTCGCTTGCGATCATACTGCGGCTGTGTGATCTTGTTGTGTTTGAAGTCCACATCCAGCTGAGCCAGGGCTCTTTCCACCGATTCCGCTGGGTGCGTCAACACTGTCAAGGCAATTTCGTATTGATACTGGTCGATTTCTCTGAATGACAGCTGAAGATCCAGTTTCTTGCGGGCCAAGAGTTCGGGATCGTCACGATAATTGATCTCCAGGAGTCGCTCCTGGAGATTTCCCTGATCGAGTTCGTATTCGGCTTGTGCTATTTCTCGGGTCTTGCCGCGTAGTCCCCAGGAGCCGGGCATCCAGCTAAAGGGGATAAATGGTTTCTTTTTCATAGGGTCTCCTTGAATCTGTTGGGTAAGATAGCAGCAGGATCATTTAGATCGAACATGTAATCTGGTGCAGCATGCGGCACAATGTATCTTACATCGGGATGAATAAACTTTTGATGACGTGATATGGGGCATTCCTGTATTCTCTTGGAGAGCGTGTTGAGGTTGCCGCTATCATCTGTATAATTGATGGTGAAGAAGCCTCTATTGGCTGCCAACAGCCGGCCATTTTGATCGTACCAATCAAATCTAACTGGAATGCTCATATTAGTTCCTTAAGCCAATGAGGCGAATAAATGCAGTTGCATATTGAAGATCATACCGTGTCGCGCACAGTATTTTCCCACATATTCATGATTGGCCTGATTGGCCTTCATGTCTAATAATCCTTCTTCCCAAAAGGAAATTACCTCATCCACTGTGCTGCGCTCTTCGATAGTTATCTGATTGGTGTCAGCTCGCAACTGCTTGCTTTTCTTGGGCTCTGAGTTGTAGATGTTCATGGGACTGACAAATACTGGATTTCCAGTGTTGGCACGGAACTCATGTGCCCAATCAGGAACGGAACTGTAGGGACTGTCAGGATCAGCACTCATGACAAACTTGAGGCAGTTGGCTCGTGCCAGCATCTCAGGCTTGGGAGCCAGATATTTCACTGCAACACCCTGCTTCTCTGAACACTTGGGACTGACCACCAGCGTTGTGGATGCGGGAATGGCCTGCACAATGGTGCCGTTGCTTTCAATCTGTGTCCAAGCAAAGTGATCTTCCATACGCTCGAGAAATGGTCCTAGGTTCTTCTGTAGCATAGGTTCGCCGCCAGTTACTACTAGTCCAATCTTCTGTTCGGCCCATTCTGGAACACCACCATCAAAATACTCACGGAGAACATTACCAATACGGAAATCAATCTCGTCAAAGGTTAGCCAGTCCCCGCCATCAAAATACGTATCGCAAAAGCTACAAGCCAAATTGCACTTAGCCAAACGCACAAAAACTGCGGGCTCTCCGCGATATGGTCCTTCTCCCTGTAGTGTATAGAAGATGCTAGTGACAAACAACTTATCACCTGCTTTATCAAAATACTTCTGGCCAACTATAGCATTTTTTCCAAACATTATGATAGTTCCTTAAACATCATCTTACGTCCATCTTTACCCAGCTGACTATCAAACATCTCCTTGACACGCTGTAGCATAGCACAGGCAAGCATAAGAATCTCTTCTCTGTCATCACACATCATGATCTGTTGATCAATTGGCTGCATTAATTCAACCATACGATTTTGAATTTCGCTCATGTCAACCCTCATATATTGCTGAGTTGCCAGCATGTTCGAATACTTCAGCTGACTTTAGTCTAACGCCCATGCCAACTGGATATCTAGTTGTATAAGGCTTTCCATCTACAATATACTGCTTACCTAGTTTGAATGCATTAAGAATATCATTCATAGTAGTGTAAGCAAGCTCTGCAAACTTTTCACAACCAACAGCTTCAACGATTCTAAGATCGCAAATTGCGCCCATTTCAAATGGCTTTAATTTAAGATGATCGCTAATGGGCCTAGATTTGACTGTCTTACCACCATCCGGTGATTCATGAATCATTGTTGGCTTATCTAAATTCTTAATTTCAGCCATTGCCTTAAAGAAATCTAAATGAGGATCATCTTCGGCAACGACTAAAGTATGGTCAAACATATATTCTGACCAATCCTTAAATACCTTTAGATTACCAAAGTCAAATACCCAATTGCGATCATCTAATGTTTCACTTTCAAATACTAGCTTAATGCCAATACTGTATCCATGAATAGTTGAGCAATGACTATGCGTACTACGCCACTGCCTAAAGCAGCAACTTAGCCCACGATCTGTTCCATATGTCTTTGTTGAATAATACTTGCTCATCGCATAATTCCTTTTCGTAGCATTTCCATAGTAATTGCCTGTGCCACACGCTCTTCAAAATTTTCATTTTGACTAATGACATGAAGTGCATAATCGCTACGATCCTTAGAAATATCATAGTGTCTAAATTCTAATACAGTACCGC